CGAGCTTTACGACCTTTGCGAGATTTACGCATTTTCATCTCCATATAGAAGGCAGCGACCTATTTATAGGGTAAGGAAGCCACAACCCTTTTCTCCCGTGAAGGAAACTTTACCCCCGTGAATTTGTCCTAGAATAATTCCTAGTCTTTTGTCCACGGTCATACGATTTAATGCTATCTACACGATAATTCAAACTAGGACCAGCTTCAGCCCTTTTCAAATTATCAGTTGAAACTCTTGGTTGATCTGCTTTCGGTTGCACATTTGCTGTTGCCATTAGCCCACCGCCTGTTCTTTTTTACTTGGTTTTACATCAGGAGCTTTTTGTTTTGGTTGTTCACCTCCACCTTCTTTCTCCCGCTTCTTTAACTTGTCTTTGAGCAATTGTTTCATAGGGGGTTCAAGCAAGTCAATCAAAGATTCTTTATCAATTGCTTGAGCTTTAAATAGGTTAAATGCCAATGATTTCAAATCTTCCGTAAAGATCGGGCTATTAGAGTGAGCATCCACCTTAACCACAAAGTCTTTAGTGAATTGTTCGGCAATAAACGGCTGACCTTCAGTATCAGTAAAGTGGGTAGGATCGTATTGCTGCATGAGTTTGAGATATAGCGTTGCAACCTTTTCAAGACTATCCTCCACAATCAAAGCCCGTTTTTTAGCTCTGCTTGAACCTAAACGGGCGAGTTGGCTTGCATGACCAGCAGAACGAACACCAGATTCGCCCTTACCCTCTAAAACATTAGATATTCCAGATACTTCAGAGAACATTGAATCAATTTCATGGAGTACTTCAAATAAATCGCTTGGCATAGTAGGACCAAGGCGTTCTACCTTGGCATTAGGCATATCAGTAGCTAACAAACCACCAGCACGATTTAATGCAAAGTTTTTCTCATCCAAAATGCCTGTAAAGCCCACTAACGCAGTAGGCGGAGATACTTGTTTAGATAACAAGTCCAATATCTCTGTCATACGGGTGTTGCGAAGTTGCTGTAATAACAATAGCTTCTGACACTCTGATGCACCCCAGTAGTAGTCATACAATGGATTAGGACATACTTGTACAAAAGGACACTCGCCTTTGAGGAACATGGATGCGCCAGGTCTGTCGTAAATAATGACATCTGGAACACCAACTGTAACTACTTGGTAGTCCATTGTTTCATCATTCCATACCCATAGTTCGTGCATCTCTATGGTTTCCTCTGCAACCCTTGGTTTATAACGGTTCATGCCGTATAAATCCATGTTTACATTACCGTAGATCGTTGGATCAGTCTGTGACATCACGATGCGGTTTACAGCTTCAGGAATATCAGATTCATTGATTTGATAACCAGAGCTTACACGGGATACAATCTCCTCCCGCTTTGGATGGGAATACAGACGGGCATAGAGGTCCGATTTCGTAATGTAGTAGGTTTGAACGATGGCTTCTTGCCTGTCTGTATAAGGTGTATCTTCACGAAGAACTCCAATAGCAGACGGTTCAATCATGTACGGATGAATACCGTTGTTCACTACTAGCTTAATAAAAGTAGAGTTATAGACCAAAGCCCAGTTAAGGGCTGTAGAAAATACTTGGTCTGCGTTGGAATTTAGCCACTCATCATTGAGGGCGGTGGTAAGAGAGGGTGACTTGCGATGCTCCATTGGATTGACTGAAGCACCAAGAGCAATAGAAAAGCGAGTTGTTTCGGCTGAATACAGAAAGCTAGTAAGCTGATCTAAGTGCGGATTGATTTTATTAAAGTACGCTGGAGGATCTTCAGGTCCTGCGCCAAATAAATAATACGCTCTTAGCGTTGTGTAGTCTGCCCGTCTTTCTTCTTTAGACACCAGGCATTTTTGCATGGTGCTTAAATAAAATTCTTCTCTGTCTGCGTTATTTGACGGGATTCTCATTTTTTAATTTTCAGATTATCTGGATCTCTCAGCGTTGAAGATGGATCTACTCTAGGTCCTGAGTTTATACCAGCTTGAGATGGTGTCAAGCCTATTGGTTCACCTTTTACAGATTGAATTGCACGACCACTTAAAAGTGATTGCATATTTAATCCTTGGAAACCGCCACCCCATACTGCTGCATCTCCTGGTCTAGCTTCCGTTTGTACTGACGGGATAACGGGCTTGAGCTTGTCTTTGTCAACACCTTTTTTACGGGTAGCGAACTTTTCGGCTTGCTCGTACTCTTTTTCGGTGAACTTGTTTTTCTTGGTGAGGAAGCCTTCTTGATGCTCGCCTTCACGGGTGGTTTTGATGTCTGACATACCAAACTCAATAGCCAATTGCTTAGTTGACTTATCCGTAAACCTAGTCTTTGCGCTAATGAGAGAGGGCGCTTGGAGGAATACCTGTAAGACTTCTTCATTACATCCTTTCATAGGGCATCTTGCTTCCCTGCTTTCAAAGTAACCGTGTTTTCCGCAATGGTAATCGTGTAGTACTGCCATGTCTATCCCCTTTTCAACTGTTCATCTAAATCACTAACTGCATAATCATGTTTGTTAGCTATACCAACCTTAATCTTAATCTCTCCATTAACAACTTGCAAGCCTGTACTGCGTTGTAATACTGGTTTTGATTCTTTCCTGTATTGGACAAATTTGCTAGTATCTCGGTTTTGCATGATGGCTACCTCTCCATCTCGATATTCCACATAGGCTTTGGAAACCCTGCGCTGGACATACTCAGTCATGGGTTCGCTTTCATAGTCAAAAACTTCTAACAAATGATTTTTGCTAATACCAGCCAGATCAGCAAATAGCTGAATGGAGATGCCACGATCCTTGTCTTTTAAGAATCGCTTAATAATCCGTTTAAGTTCAGCCCTAGGAATAGAGTACCTAGCCTTGTCCATAAACCCCAATCTTCTTTAGGTAGTCAGATACATTGCGCCCTACAGTCAATTGTTCGGGCGTGAAGTCATCTTGGATGCGGGAGATATTGCGAGTAATTTTTTGGGCTATTAGTCGTGGCTGGACTTGTTCAGCAAAAGCAGCAGCAGCCAAGGCAGAAGCAATTACTCGGTCATCCTTATTTCTGCCAGATGCTTCAATTGATCCACCATCTCTGACCATTGTTTTCATTTCCTCAATGGTATCCATATCGTATATGTCCATCATGCCACGCTCAAAAAAGTCTTTCATGTAAGTGAGCATCCTCTCCTTAGTGGCGCTTGTAGTAAGCCAGCCAATAGAGTTGGACATACCGCCAAGGGTGTCATTTCTGCGCCAGATGTAGTTTTGCATATTGGCGTACACATCCATAAGGTCTTTACCAAGAGCGCTGCCCATTGCAGCAGCCTGGCGTTTGAGGTTCTTTAGCTCATTAATGACTGCCTGACCTGGACCATTGATTTCAAGGTTAAGCGTTGAGTTTTTGTAAGCGCCAGCTAAGTGAGCAATCACCCACGCAAACTGGTAAGTGTTCATTTCGCTAGTAGCAAAGCTCGCAACTTGTTCCATACCGTCAGCATACACACGGTAAACCTGTATGCAAAACCGATCAGCCCAATCACTAGAACCGTAAGCAGGATCAGCACCGATAACATAATAGGCAGTATCAACTGGTTCTTCCCACACTTTAAGACTAGCCAGGCGCTCAGTAGATTTAATGACTTCAGTATCTTGGAAGTTAACACCAAAGCTATAGCGGTAACAGTCGAAATGCCTTCTTTTAAGGTTTTTAACAGCATCAGTACACCTTGCGTTAGAAAAAAAGGATGTGCCTGTCATCACAAAGGCATAGTCCTCGGTTGGGGGAAACTCTTGGTACATCAAGCTATCGTCTTTAATACCTTCATATAATTTCCAGCGCCACCAGGCTATCTGACGGGAATTGATCTCAAAGTTATAAAGTTTTTTAATATCTCGTACCCATTCTTTTTCCTCGCCCGTGAGCTTGCCATCCCAGTACACTTTGTAGGTATTGCCTTCAGGATCTAGGGAGTACAACTCATTACGCCACCAGCCACAAAAAATTGCACGCTGCGTTCTGGCTTTCTTGGCGGTGACATACATATCGTGAAACATATTAAAACCACGGGCAGTAGATTCAAACAAATACAAGCGGTCTGGGTTAGTTTCAGCCAAAGAAGCTAAGAGAGAAGCAAGTCCTTCTTCATCTCCCCATGAGGAGGTTTCCGTTCCATGTAGGTATGTAATAGCCTTGCCACGACCAAGACTTCCTTTTGCTCTAAGCCCTGCGACTTGATAAAACAAGCGACTGCGGTTCTTGAGGGAAAGCTGATTCCGATTGTGGGCAAGGAGTGGGATACGGTATTCCTTGGGTAAACCATCCATATACATGGCAAGTGTTGATCGGAACATATCCCGATTTTCTTCCGTATCTGTTGTAAGTGTTCCTTGCAGCCCTGGGTGCGTGAAGTGCCAATAGAG